GTGGACTGGTCGAAATTTTTAACATCCCCCTCAACCAAAATCTTCTTCCATTCATTAGACGAAAAAATTCCCAACATCCTTGCCAAGATATCTGCTCCTCCCTTACTCCACTTTCCACCTATCCTGATAAAACCTCTTCTTTCGTGAAACATTCTCGGTTTCGAAACCATTCGCTCCATCATGACAAAGAGTGATGTTGGTATAACAAATATTCGAACTTTGTTAATCCAGTTAAGGTATGATTCTGTATTCTTCTGATGCTCTTTTGAAAAAAACATTTCTACTTTCTCCTTTATTTCCCAGTAATTAGCTGGGTCTGTTCTTTCACGAGTTAAAAACTGTATCAACGTTGCCATGTCTTTGTCAAAATTCTCTATCTTCTTTTTTGAGGCATCTATGCATATTTTGGTACCATTGACCTCGGTACTCTGAGCTTTAAAATCGTGTAAACCTGCTGACGAACCCATATATGCATCCTGAACAGCCTCAAAAGTTATGGGAGAGGTTGACTTACCTTTCAGGTGGTCTACTCCTAGTTTATAATAGAACATATCCATTGCTCGCTCCATGTGACGCATCGCATCTTCATTGCGGGGGACTGCTTGCGCAACATTCCGTTGTTGAAGGAGGAGAGCATTAGCCCATTTGCGCGGATAAAGATTCGTAGCTGACAAGGTATACTTATTTCGCCCATTAATTTTCCCAAACGCCATATTGTAAATTGAACCTCGCCCTACCACTGCGCCCATTAAGGAGGGTTGCGGATTATCCCTCCACACGTGCTCATTAAACTGAGTTGCACCCATTAACACTCCTTTCGAATTCCAATAAAGCATATCTGCCATGCGAGCAATACGACGGACTACACCAAAGTCTGGTTCAAGAACTGATTTTGGAATAGACACGCAGGGAGTTTGAGGCTCTATTAGACGGATGTTGCTTCCTTTTAAAAGTCGTGACTGAAAGTATATCATTTCATGAGCCTCTTGGGGACGAAAGTGGGAGAACCCTAACGCGGGATACATCCGACGGTATTCTTCTATAAAATTTTTTCTTCCCACTTCCCCATCCCTCTCTAGAACATCAAACCTGAAGCCATAGTTACTCGGGTGATTTCCTAGCCAAGATGT